CATGAGTTCCATCGAGGCTGGGACCGCCGCGAAGGCCTTGCTCCCCACTCGCAGCGCCTGGCCCATCTTCTTAACTGCTGCTTCATCGCCGGAGGCAGGAACAGCATTCTCTCGATAGTGAAACACGGGCAACCCAACGAACGAACGCTCGAATCCGATTCCCATCATGGGCAGGACGTGCTTGAGGAAGTAGTATGTCTCATACATGCCCTCGCAGATGCTTCGCCCCTCTGGGTCGCCGCTGTCGTTGTCTGTGGTGTAGTGGAGCGATTTGCCGATGGGGAGGAATATCTCGCGTGCCGAGCGGTCGTCTAGTGGCTGCTGCCACAGCCCAGCGACGCCGCCAGCTTCATCGAACTCCCAGCGACTGAAAGACGTTTGCTTGCGTGGTGCCCACTTGCGCCAGCCGACCATGCCGTCGTCGTAGAGTGAAGCGTGCTCACCGTCTGGTCCCTCGCGGCGCTTGTAGCAGATTTCCTCCCACGCCCACCCCGCCCAGAGCATCGACAGGCCATCGTCAACCACATCGCTCATCGTGTGCGACATGTCCTCGAGGTTCTGCTCGAGAAACTCGGCCGCCCGCTTGTCAGCGTCTGTCTCGCCACCAGCCTCGACGCTCAATTCGGTGGTGCGGGCAAAGAGCTTGTTGGCACTCAGCACCGACACGATGCTCGGATCGCGGCGCGCCATCTCGTTGAGCACCTTGATCCCAGCCGCACCCTGGAGCGTGGTCAGGTAGCGCTCTTGCACCTGCCCGTACCAGTGCGATAGGCCGGTGCGCCCGATCTCCTCCAGTGGATCTTCGGGAGGTGGCTCGCCCTGGTATGGCTGGTTGACCCATGATGGTTGTGGTTCTATGGCCACAGCTACGCTCCTAGAATCATTGTATCTTCATGGCCCGAAACTTTGGCAGAGCCTCACTAACCGCGCGCCACCTGACCCTTGTCGCCATCGCCCTCAGCACTTCTGGCTCCATCACCACTGAGATAGTGTGATCCGGGCCAGCAGCTATCAGGGCCTCGTAGTTGCCCTCGACATACTCACGCTTTGTTCCGTCGATACACTCAAACTCAGTGCCCGCTGGGATGATCAGATCGTGTCCGAGTTTCATCACGCCTCCTCGCCACTGCTTGCTGCTATCAGGGCGTGAATGGCGCCTCCTGTACTCGCTTGGACTAACTGTGGCTGGTAGCCCACGTCTTGCATCCCCGATATAGCTATTCATGCTCCCCCCCCACTGGTGGTAGAAATAGGAAGTTCTCGTTCTTCGGATCAAACCCTTCTACTCCAACTAGAGTGCCGCCCTTGATTTGATGGGCCTTGTATCCCATGCCCCATAGATATCGTGCGGCCTCTGATTCCAGAGGTTGCCTTGCCGGCCATTTCTCTCTGAGAATCTCCAGGTAGATCACAGGGCACTGCTCCTGCAAGAACGCCCGGGCACCTTGCAATACTAGCAACTCATGCCCCTCTACATCACACTTGATGAAACTCACATCGCGGATGTCCAACTCGGCTATCAGGCTGTCGAGTCGTCGTACCGGGAGATTGATCCGCTGGTAGCCCCCTGGCTCGCTGCTTCGCAACTGGTCGGCAGTAGATTCAATCGCGGCTGTCAGGGCGCTGAATCCATTGACGGGCACCATAAACTGAGCATCCCCATCGTGATCCGAGAGGCCCAGATTGTAGGCCTCGATAGCGGGGCGCGCGCGCCATAGCCGCCGCAAGGTTCGATAGCTCGCCGGCACGGGCTCAAATGCCAGCACCCGCCCACTGGGCCCCACGATCTTCTGCAAGCGCCCGGACAGCAGGCCCACATCAGCGCCAATGTCGAGTACCGTCGAGCCACGCCTAACGAAGAGGGGCAATAGCTCCATAAGGTCGCGGTCCTGGGGCTGCAATTCGCGCCCCATCCAGCACTTCAGGCGTTTCCACTCGACTCGTGCCCAGAGCCGGAAGTCGGTCACTGTAGCACCCACTTGCTCACCACCTCCTCGGCCTGCGGCATGTCAGCCATACGCATCTGGCCCAGAGCCAGCAACTCAAAGGCACCGCTCACGGCATCCACCTGGTCATCGTGTGCCGCCTCGGGGAATGCGCACACCTCATCGAGCCACGCTGCATTCCAAGCCGCACGGAGAAGCGACACCTTGCCCTGCTCGGCCCGCGCCAACCATGGATTCGCCCTGATCATCTTGTCCTTGTTGACAGTCATCGGACGAAACGCCAGATTGACGGCTCCGGGTTCGCGCATGAGAGATTGGTACATACCCTTCTGGACACCCACATCCTCGACGCCCTGCGTCACCCCCGGCCCATCCGACTGCGCCGTGGCAAGGATGATTCGTAGCGCGTCCGGCCACTCCCACCGGCCCCGTACCACATCCTCGATCATGATCCCGCCATCGAACCCGTGGCCGACTCGTGCCCCGACGGTATAATCGGCAGTCTGCTTGGTGCTGACAGCAAGGTCCCAATAGCGCACTGAGCGTTGCATTCGGGGCATTGAATCAAGCACACCAAACCATTCTCGCTTGAACAGAGCGCCTGCGAGCTGGACGAACTCAGCACCGTACTCCTGGCGGAACACCAGCGCGGGTAGGTCCTTCTTCGCCGCCTCAATCTCCTCGCTGGCAATGTACGGGTTCGACGACGTTGGGAATTGCCACGCCTGCCACGAGCCATCGTCACTCTCCTCTGCCGTTCGGTACAGCTCCCAGAAGTGATTGTAGCCTTTCGGCGTGCTGATGAAGAACGCCTTGCCCTGCCGGTCACTCAGCGCAGGCCTCAACGATTGGCCCCACACCTCTTCCCACTTCGGCATGTGAGCCACCTCATCAACTACGACCAGATCAAGGCCCTCACCACGCAACGACTCCGGCTTGTCTGCGCTTCTCACCTGGACAGTACCACCCGAGGCGAAGGTGATCATTCGGTTCATCTCTCGCGGTATCGCCCCTGGAACCTGTCTTGCCAGCTGCTTGATGCCACGCCAGCCCACAGCGGCCATCGGATACGTCGGTGCTACCCACCATGCCCGTCGGCCCTCAATACCCTCGACGACACAGAGGAGGGAGCCAAGGCGCGTCTTCCCGAACCTGCGGCCCGCGTCTATTACACGATATCGTGCATCCGAGTCAGCCACCTGGCGCTGGGCTCTATGTAGATGTGGGAGTGTCATCCGTAGTTCGGTCATCGCCCCAATCCAGTACGATCGTGCCTTGGCTCTTCGTCTCTAGCCTTTCCGGCGCCGCCGTCCCCAGCAACTTGATCTCGAGCGCGAGGTTCTGCCTCACCTCACTGTGATCCGAGTCCCGCCACACCGCCCGCCGTGCCTCGCGCAGCTCTGCCAGTTGCGATGCCTTGTGCTCTGTCATGTCAGCCGTAGCGGATTCACGCCACATGGCCCGAATATGCTTCAGATCATTGGCTATGGTGCCACGAGAGTAGGGGCGGCCAGTGTCCAGATTCGTGATATTGATGTCGGGTGACGCGAGAGCGTCTTGAATCTCTGTGACAGTGTCCCCGCGCAGCCGTAGCCGTGCGACGACTTGTCGCCGGTATCGTATTTTATCCGAGCTGCGCCTTGTTTCATTCAGCCCCATTGTTCAACTCTCAGTGTCTGTTCGCCATCACTCACTCCCACGGTGCCAACGGTACATTCAGCGGCTGCCAGTTCTCGACATTCGCTGGCATCAGCACACAACTGATGCTGACACTCCTGTCATGTGGGATATTGCGCATGTCCCGCACGATGTAGCACACCACGTCGCGCTCATAGTCCTCGTAGACGGACAGGCCCGCCGGTGGACAGTCGGAACCCTTTAGGCATGGGCGCAAACGCACTACCCACATGCAGGTCTGAGATGACCACGGCGGTGAGCGCTACAGCTCAGCCCCTACGTCCTGGTGGGTAGTAGGGACGCGTAGGTTGAGGGTACAGGCGGGTATTATCATGCCGCTGCCAATTTGCACCATCTGACTTCCGCACTTGCTGCATACGTGCGCACCATCGCCTGAGAGGGCCGGGGGGTCTCCTACGCTGTCTACCTGTTCTCCGCAGTTGGTGCATATCAGGCTGGCCGTCTGCACCGTCTCCCTCCTCCCTTGCCGGGGGCACATTTGTCGACGTGCCCCATGTGTTGCTCCAACCACTCTGACAGTAGGCCGTAGGGCTGAGAAGCTGGCCACAATACGGGCACCTGGGATCTAGCATCAATCACCGTTGTGCTGATTACGGATCGCCTTCTGGCCACTGTACAGGCCTGCCGATGCGAACCCGGTCATCAGGCCCGACACGATCACGTCAAGCCATGTGGCGAACACGATCGACGCGCTGGACACATGCACCAGGGCCGCGAACAGCACGCCCAAACCGACGGCCACGAGGGACGCCCAACGGCTGTCGAGTCCGTGGTTCTTTGCCATCTGCACCAGTAGGGTGATGATCACCACGGCGGAAACGCCTGCGATCTGTAGCTCTGCCATCATGCCCCCTCCTCACTCATCTTCTGACTCCAATGTCAACGTCGCCGCCCTAGTGTTGAGCGTTAGCCCCACCGACCGAGCCGATAGCGTCAAGGCTGCCGACCGACTGTTGAGCGTGAGCGGCGTGGTCTCGGTGGGTGCTATGAACTCGACCGATGCCCGCCAGCCCAGCACCCATCGAAGGATCCCACGGACGGTTGCCATTACGTCACCGATACGACAGGATCCGCGTCTTCATCAACCGCTACAGTCTTCGTGACGAACGTCGTGCCGTCAGTCTTGCGAATCGTCCAGGTTGTCCCATCCAGCTCTGACTCAAAGGCTGCCAGGATGAAAGCAGCCACAGAGTGTTCATCAGCGGTGTCCTCTACGTTACCGACGCCACGGCTCAGATAAGCATCGGCGTTTTCATTCGCCGTTGGCACAGCCGCAAAGCCAGTATCCATCTCCGTCTTCGTTGGTCCGTCGTAGGTTGTCAGCGCCGTGGCCACCTCTGCCGGCGTTGTGAGTAACGCATGGCCCGTATCCATCTCAGCCATTGTTGGCCCATCATAGGTGCCCAACTCGGTTGCCACATTCGCGGTTGATATGTCATTCAGGCCTGTTAGACCCGTGCCCTTCGCCAATGCGATATTCGTGCCAGCAGTAAGCAGCCTAGTGGCGGCCGCCCACACATTGGCCGCGGTGTGTGTTGCGA